TCGTTCTTCGTATCCGAAGGGAAACCGAAGGAAGTGCCGGGAACCGGTCATGATTTGCCGCGATTGGAAACGACGGTGCCTGATGCTGTGGGAACGTATGGGCCGGCTGTGGCTGAGTGGGCTTCTTCGCATCTGAGTATTGATCTGATGCCCTGGCAGCGTCACGTTCTAGATCAGCAACTGTCGTATGACGCCAATGGTGATTGGTGTCATGCACTGTCGTTGGTGTCTGTGGCCCGTCAGAACGGCAAGACCGTTGCGCTGGCCGCGCTGATTGGTTGGCTGCTGACCGAATACCCGGTGATCGTGAAACGGCCGATCACGGTGGTCAGTACCGCGCACCGCCTGGACCTGGCAACGTCTTTGTTTCAAGACCTGGCCCCCATCCTTGAAGCCAAGTTCGGGGCGAAAGCCGTATGGGCGTACAGCCGTAACAGCCTGACATTGGGGCAGACGAAATGGGTGGTCAAGGCCGCCCGGCCGTCAGCAGGTCACGGTATGTCTGTCGATTTCCTGATCATCGATGAAGTGTGGGGCATCGATTCCGACACCCTGGACATCGGCCTGCTACCCACCCAACGCGCCCGACCGAACCCCCTGTGCAGTATGTGGTCCACAGCCGGCACCGAAGAATCGGTCGCCATGCTGCGCCACCGCGAAACCGCCATCCGCGCAATGGACACCGGCGAATCGTCCCCGATCTACCTGGCCGAATACAGCCCACCCCCAGAACTGGACCCGATGACCCCCGAAGCGTGGGCCTATGCCAATCCTGCACTGGGCCGCACCCTGACCGCCAAGGTATTACAGCGCGAATCCACAGCCCCCAACCGGGCCGGCTTCCTACGATCATCCGTGAACGTATGGTGCCAGACCGACGCCGGCTGGCTGCTTCCAGGCCAATTCGACAAATGCCGCACCGATTTGCCCCCGTTACCGGGTGGCGTGCTGGCCTGTGAAGTGTCGATCGATGACGGCCGCTATGTCGCTGTCAGGGCCAACGCCAACGCCGAAGGCGTAACCACCTGCACTGTGGCGTTCATGGCTGACACCCGCGAACAGTTCTGGGACCAAGTACGCCGCCAACTAGCCGACAACCCCGGTGTGGCCCTGTACATCACCCCCACCCTTGACACCCACTGCCCCACCGACCTAACCCACCGGCGCACCATCTGGGGCTACCAAGAAATAACCCGATACACCGGCGCAGTGAAACAGATGATCGTCGAACGCAGGCTGGCGCACACCGGCGAAACCATGCTGGCCGAACACTGCGGCCGCGCCGTCGCAGTCAAAACACCCGGCAGCATCGCCATCAGCAGCAACAAATCACCCGGCCCCGTCGAACTGGCACGCTGCCTAGTGATCGCTGCCGCGCTGGCCGCTAAACCCACATCGAACGTGCGCCGCCCGGTGATTGCCACAAGTATGCCGCGCCGCGTGGCCTAGCATCACAGGCATGGGATTCTTTACACCTAAGCCAGTGCAAATGGTGAACCGCCCCGAAACGGCGGTAGCCGCAGCAGCGGCCGGTAACCCAATGGTTGGGGAATTCGTCAATTACACAAATAACGCGGCCGTCGTGGCCGCGCTGCAAGTGCCAACCATCAGCCGTGCGCGTGACCTGATCTGTGGCATGGTGTCGTCGCTGGAAATCAAACAATACGGCCGCCAATGGAACGGCGACGAATACGAACGCATCGAATTGCCACCCGACACCTGGTTCCAGCAACCCGACCCGAACGTGACCCGCAATTTCATACTGGCCCAGACAACGCAAGACCTAATCATGTGGGGGCGTGCGTTCTGGATTGTCACCCAACGCAACGCCGCCGGATTCCCTAGCGCATTTACCTGGATTCCCACTGTCGATGTCACGACGATGGACCAGGTATCACCGGCCGCGTCATATTGGGGACCGTCGAACCAAATCTATTTCCAGGGTGTGCAATTGAACACGCGCGACGTTGTGCAGTTCTTGTCACCGATTCCCGCGCTAATCGTTACCGGGCAGCGTGCGATCACCACCGCGTTGCGTCTTGATCGTGCAGCCGAACGGTTCGCCACAATGGAAGTACCTGCCGGCTACTTGAAACAAACTGGCGGTGAACCCATGTCTGGGCAAGACCTGGCAGAACTAGCAGCAGCATGGTCGGAAGCACGACAGAACGGTGCCATCGGTGCATTGAACGAATACGTCGATTGGAAAGAAAGCAACATTGACCCGTCGAAAATGGAACTAGTAGCGGCACGCCAATATCAGGCTGTTGAACTGTCCCGCGTCGCCAATATTCCGGCGTACCTTGTGAACGCACCTGTCGGTTCAGGCATGACATACCAGAACGCCCAGCAAGCACGGCAAGACCTGTACCTGTTCGGCAGTAAACCGTACATCGAATGCATCGAACAAACCCTGTCGATGCCTAGCGTGACGCCACGCGGCCGCTACATCGAATTAGACGTTACTTCCTACCTGGAAGAAAACGGGCTGTCGGGCCAGCAGGACACTGCTGCCCCTGCTGGTTCCGGCAGTTCCATCACCCCAAGGGAGGCCAACTAAATGCCGTACTACGTCACCGAAGAAGCCGAAGGCTGCGCCGGCTACGCCGTCGTCAAGGACGATGGGGAAATGTTGGGCTGCCACCTGACGCAACAGGATGCGGTCGATCAAATGGTGGCGATCAGCCTGGAAGAAGGCATCGAACCCGGTGGTTTCCTGGAAGAAGAAGAAAACGACGAAATGACGATGACGGCCAGCAATTACAGCGGCCCGACTATCGTGTGCGCCGGCACCGTCACCGTTATTGAAGCCAGCGACAGTGGGGCTGGCAAACGCGAAATTAGTGGGGTGGCGGTTCCATACAACACCCCGGCCACCGTGTCAGGCGGCCAGTCGGTGATCTTCAAGCCCGGCAGCCTCACCATCGAATCAGGCCGCAAGCCGAAACTAATGAAATATCACGACAGCACCCAGATCGTTGGCGTGGTTCAGGCATTGCAGGAAACCTCCAACGCGCTGCTGTTCACCGCCCGAATCAGTGCCAGCCGCGACGGAAACGACGCCCTGGAACTGGTCAAAGACGGGGCCATCGACAGCGTGTCAGTTGGCGTGGACCCGATCGACGCCGGCTACGACGACGCCGGGAACCTGATCGTCGCCAAGGGCGTGCTACGCGAAATCAGTCTGGTAGCCGAACCCGCGTTCAAGGATGCACGCATTACCCGCGTTGCTGCCACTAAGATCACACACAACCAGGCAAAGGAGACTGCCGACATGGATATCACGAAGAACGAAACCGAAGCACCCGCACCCGCACCGACCGCACCCGTCTGGGCGCAGGCCAAGCGTGTGCCTACCAAGTTGCCGACCGTCGCTGAGTACATGACCGCGATTATTCGTGGTGGTGAGTCTGCCGAAGCCGCACGCCGCGAAGTGCAGTTGTGGGTTGAACATAACGCGCCGATCACCGCTGCCGCTGGCGATCAGACCGTTGCCGACTTTCCTGGCGTGGTGCCGGTTCCGATTCTTGGACCTACGTTCGACAACATCGCGCCGCTTCGTCCGATCGTCACCGCGATCGGTGCGCGTGCAATGCCCGGTGCAGGTAAGACGTTCATTCGTCCGAAGATCGTGACGCACACCAGCGTTGCACAGCAGAACCCTGAACTGACTGGCCTTTCGTCCACGACAATGCTGGTCGATGACATCGTGGTCACGAAACTGACGTTCGGTGGCACGGTTCTTGTGTCAGAACAAACGGTCGATTTCAGCGACCCGTCAGCGTTGGACATTCTGCTGCGCGACCTTGCCAACCAGTACGCCATCGCAACGTCGAACTATGCGTGCGCGCAGTTCGCCAACAACATCGGCGGCGGCCAGTCGGTCGGTACCTGGGACGGAACGTCGGAAGATTTCATCGCCAAGGTGTACGCCGGCGCGGTGAAGGTTCTGAACGCCGGCCGCGTCATGCCGACGCACCTGCTGATCGGAACGCCTGGCTTCGAAGCCATCGGCGCGTTGGTCGATGACGCCAAGCGACCGCTGTTCCCGACGCTGAACCCGATGAACGCTTCGGGTCAGATGTCAGCCGCTTCAACGGTTGCCAACCCGTTGGGCCTGTCCCTGGTCGTGGACCCGGGCCTGGACTTCGCGGGCGACTTCATCAGCCTTGGCACCGCCGCAGGCCCGTACGCCGGTTTCGAAATCTACGAAACCATGAAGGGCCTTGTCAGCATCGAAAAGCCCGATGTGCTGGGACGTCAGATCAGCGTGCGCGGATACTTCGCGGCACTGTTCATCGACAACACGAAGTTCGCCTGGTTCGACTTCTAAGCACAAGGAGGCCGCCAAGTGGCGACCTACACAATCACCAACACGCAGGTGGTGGATAACGTCGGCGTCATTCAGACGCTGACGCCCACCCCTGTGGAAGTTGGCGACAGCATCACCATCACCAGTGCAGGTGCATGGAACGGAACGTACACGGTGACCGCCGTACCCCAATACCTGTTCACAGGTGTGGACCAGTACGGCGATTACCTGTACGACACCGCGATGATTATTCCCAATCAGATCGCGTTCGCCCGCACAGCCGCCAACCAAGCACGCACACCGACCGCCGGCACACTTACCTACACGGTGACAGTTACCTGGATTACCGTCGGTGACGTCGAAGATTGGCTGGGATTCACCATCACCGGGCCGTCAGCCGATTACGACCTGCTAGTGCTGGCCACCGCCGCATCAAATTATTGGTGCTGGAACAGACGCAGGGAAGCCGGATACAGCGACAGCACAAGCACAGCCCCCAACAATTCAGCCAAATTGGCGGCCGTCATGTACGCCGGCTATTTGTACCGTATGCGCGGCAGCATCGACCAATACGCGTCGTTCGACCCGCTGGCCACCGGCGCACCCGTCGGCGGGTCATTTGGCGACATTCTTCGCCTGCTGGGCTGCAACCGACCGCAGGTGGCCTAGTGGCTGACACCCTAAACGACGGTTTCGACGCCCTGGTTACCCGGCTAGGGCAGATCACAAACCTGCCGGTGGTGTACAACAGCGACCCGCGCAACATCAACCCACCCTGCATTCTGGTTGAAGCCCCGTCGTTTACCATGCACACCAACGTGGTGCCTGAAATGGACTTCACCATCAAGGTCATCACCATCGGCCCCGGCGACCGTAAAGCACTGTTCAAGTTGCTGGAACTGTCCGACAAAATCAGGGCCGCCAAGATCGGACTGCGATCAGGCCGACCCACCGTGACCCAGATCGGCGGCGCGTCATACGCTAGTTACGACCTAGAAATCGGCACCAAGGTGGCACCATGACCTACATCGTCCAACGCCCGTTCGCTGGCCTGCAACCCGGCGACACACTGACCGACCCGCACACCCGCAACATTCCCTACCTGCTGAACGCCGGCATTATTACTGCCGTCGATGACGCACCGAAACCCGAAAAAACTGCTAGAACTACTACCAAGAAACGGAAGGACTAATCATGGCCACAGTTACCTACCTCGCGAACCCTGTTGTCACAATCGGCGCAGCAACGCCCGGCACCGACATCACCGACCAGTGCAAGTCGGCTGTGCTGACCCAGGTGGTCGAAGCATTGGAATCGACCGCGTTTGGTTCTAACGGCCGTCGCTACACCGCCGGATTGCAGAACCACACCTGCACCCTTACGTTTCTTATGTCGTACGCGACCAGCGAAACCTACGCGCTGTTGCAGCCGCTTGTCGGTACGCAGTGCTACGTCAGCGTCAAGCCGGCCAGCGGTAATGATTCGGCAACGAACCCGAAGTTCGAACTGGCCGAAACGTATCTGGAATCGTTGGACGTCGTGAACGGCAGCATCGGTGAACTGTCCGAAGTGCAGATCACGTTGCAGGGCGGCGCACTCACGATCGACACCACCAACCCGTAAACCGTAAAGGCAGCAACATGAAACTGAAAATCAAGGTCACGGCAGGCAACACAACGCAGGTGGTGGAAACCAGCCTGGGGACAATCATTCAGTGGGAACGCAAATACAAGAAGCGTGCCGGCGATCTTGCTGCCGGGTTCGCTGTTGAAGATTTGGCATTCCTGGCGTGGGCCAGCATGAAAAAACAGGGCGGCCAAATCAGCGAATTTGACACCTGGGTGGAAGCCTTGGACGATCTGGAAGTGGTGGACACCGAAGAATCGTTCCCTACGGACGGGGCAGTTACCGCCGCCAGTTAGCCGAACTGCTTCTGGCCACCGGTTACTGGCCCCCAATCGATGAGTTCGACACCCGCGATTTGGCTACCGTATTGAAGGTGGCCGAAGAACAGAAACGCACCCGATGATTTACGCCAGCCTGGAAGTGGTCGGCGTAAAGGAAGCCATACGCGAATTGCAGCGCGTCGATAAAAGCGCACGCCGCCAACTGACCAAGGATTACCGGCGCATTACCGACCCGGTTATTGACGACGCAGTACGCAAACTGCCAAGCGGCAAACCACCTATTAGCGGTTGGGGCCGCAACTGGAAAACCAAAAGCGGCCAACAAATGCTGCCGTGGGATACGTCAATTGGTGCCAATTTGATGAAAGCCAAAGTGTCGGGCAAAAAGCCCCGGGAATGGGCAGGCAATATGACCAACCTGGCCACGTTTATCATTTCGTGGTCCGGGGCTATCAACACCGTTTATGACATGGCCGGCCGTAAATCACGGGGCAACAGCGTGAGTGGCCGCAATATGATCGCAGGGCTGGAAGCCAAGAAAGGCAAGGCCAGCCGCGTCTTATGGCCAGCCTATGAAGCCAACCGGGACCAGGTCGAAAAGCAAATGCGATTGGTGCTTGAAGATGTGATGCAGCAGGTAAACCGCAATCTAGTGGTTAGATAGTAGGCACCTATGGCCATCATTATTCCCATTGTCAGTGAGTTCGCCGGCAAGGGTGTGCAGCGTGCAATCAAGGAATTTCAGTCGCTGCAAGGGGTGACCGATAAAGCGGCGTTCCTGTTGAAAAAAGCCATGATTCCCGCCGCGCTGGCCACAGGCACCGCTACCGTCGCCCTGGGTACAGCACTAATCAAGGCTGCGAACAATGCAGCGGAAGATCAGCGCAGTCAGGCATTGTTGGCCCGTCAGTTACAGAACACCACTAACGCCACCAATCAACAGATCGCCGCTGTCGATGATTACATCAGCCGCCTGCAACTAGCCACCGGCGTCGCTGACGATCAACTACGCCCCGCCCTTGGTGCGCTGGTTCGTGCCACCGGCGAAGTGGATGCCGCGCAACAGCAACTAGCCCTGGCCCTGGACATTTCAGCAGCCACCGGCCGCGATCTTGATTCGGTGTCCACCGCCCTGGGCCGTGCCTACCTGGGCAACTTCACGGCACTCACCCGCCTGGGTATTCCGTTGGACGACAACATCAAGAAATCGAAAGACTACGGCGCAATACAGAAACTACTGAACGAACAGTTCGGTGGTGCAGCCGCAACCGCAGCCGACACATACCAGGGCCGCCTGCAACGCTTGAAAGTCGGACTGGACGAAATCAAGGAAACAGTGGGCTACGCAGTGTTGCCTTTCCTGCAACGTCTAGTGAACTACATAAACCGCGCCATCGTCCCGGCTGTTCTGGAATTTGTCGAAGGGCTGACAGGTGGCAAGGGATTGAAAGCATCGTTCGTAGATGCCCTGGCCGCTGGCGGCAAATTCGGTGAAGGCATTATCGACGCAATGGAAAAGGCCGCACTGTCGGTTCTGATCTTCGCTAACCGTATGGCCTTGGCGTACGAATACTTACAAGCCATCGCCACGATCATTTTCCTGTTGAAAGGCAACATACCTGCCGCGTTCACGGCAGCGACCAAGGCTGTGGCCGCGTACGGTGCAGTGCTGGCCACCGATGTCGCGTTCGATAAAACGAAACAGAAATTCGATGATCTGCGTAACGCGGTCGAAGAATCAGCCGCGTCCCAACGCCGCGCTACCGCAACCGCACGCGCAGCCGGTGATGCTGTGGACCGTATCGGCTACCAGGCCATTGCCACCAAGGGCAGTCTGGATGATCTAAAAACCGAAACCGATGGGGCGGGTGCCAGTTTCGACAAGGCTGCCGAACGCGCTAAGAAACTGGAAGAACGCGCCAAGGACCTGGCCGACACGCTGCGCCAACAGATGTCTGACGCAATGGACGCCGCACGAAAGAAGGTGGACGAAGCCCGTGCCGCGTTCGATGAAATGTACAAGGCCACCCGTGACGCCGCGCTGGGCGCACTGGACCTAGACGCCGCGTTCACCAACGCCGGCGACAACGTGGCTAGCGGGTTCATCGATGAACTGCAAGAACAGGCCGACCGCACCACCCTGTTCAGCAGCAAGGTGCGCCAACTGTTAGACGCCGGGCTGTCAGAATCCGCGCTGCGCCGCGTCATCGCTGCCGGTGTTGATCGCGGCACCGAAATTGCTGACGCCATCCTGGGTGGCGCACAATCCGTATTGCAGGTAAACGCCCTAGTGGACACGATTGAACGGGTAGCCGACGAATTGGGCATGAGTACGGCCGCCAAGTTTTACCAGGCAGGCATTGACGCAGCCCAGTCATACCTTGCCGGCATTGAAGCCACCGTAGGCACCGTCACCGGGCTGCTGGGGCGCGCTAAAACCCCGGCAGATGTCAAGGGTGCTAGCGCACTGTTCAGTTCAGGTATGGCCGGTGCAGGCCGTAACGGCGGCGGCGGTAACTACAACCAGTACACCATTTACGCACAGTCCATCGAACCAGGCGCAGCCGGGCAGGCCGTCGTGGACGCATTGAAAGAATACGAACGACGCAGCGGTTACATCGATATCACGGTGGCTGGCGCGTTCGGCGTGGTGGACTGATGCCGGCAACAGTCCCCAACGGTGGGACATACACCCTAGAAATTGATACCGGTTTCGACGTCGGTTCATTCCGGCTGGACGACCCTGCCAAAGGTGTACTGGACAACACCGATTACCTGCTGGGACCAACCACCACGTTCGCCGATGTCACTGAGTACGTCAAGCGCATTGACTACCGGCGCGGCCGCCACCGACCAACCGACCAGTTCGGTGCAGGCACCATGACCGTCGTAATCGATGACGAACTAGCCGGCGGCGCACTGTCCCCGTACGACATTGGCAGCCCCTACTACGACCCGAACAATAACCAGCCAGGTATCGCCCCCATGCGTGCGATCAGGTTGCTGCGCGGCACCGAATACCTGTTCACCGGCATCATCAACACGTTTGATTACCAGTTCGAAATGTCCGGTGATAACACGGTCATATTGCAGTGCGTGGACGGGTTCTACCAATTGTCCCAGGCTGTGTTGGACGAATGGAACGTGACTAGCGAAACGTCTGGGCAGCGCATCGACTCAATGTTGGACCTACCCGAAATAGACCTATTCCCTGGGGCGTTGCGGGACATCGACCCAGGCACCGTGAACTTGGGCCACGACGCGGCCTACACGGTGCCAGCCGGCACCAATGCCCTGGTTTACGCCCAACAGATCAACCAAACCAGTGAGTTCGGCCGCCTGTTCATGGCAGCCAACGGGGTGTTGACATTCCAGCCCCGCATCGGCACCACCCTGTCCGGCCCTGTTATCAATTTCAGCGACACCAACCCGCTGCAAGCCAAGTACAACGACATACAGATCGAATTCGATGCCAGCAACGTCGTGAACCGCGCCGTCGTCACCGGCCTGGATGGCGATACCGGCATCGCTGATGACCTGCCCAGCCAAGCCCAGTACTTCATTCAGACCAATTCGATCACCAACAGCCTGCTGCACGAACAAACAGAACTAGACGACGCCGCCCTGTACCTAATCAAAGGCCAGCCCGAACCCCGGTTCACAAGCGTGCAAACAGCGTTTCTAATGCTGACCAACACCCAACGCGACCAGGCGGCTGCAATCGATATTGGGGACACCATCAGCGTTGCCAAGACCGTGACCGGGGTCGGGACCATCGCGGAAGAACTGTCAGTGGAAGGCATCGACGGCACGATCACGTTTGACACCGGCCATACGGTACGGTTCTGGACCGCCCCCACCACAGTGGTGTACGAACTGATTTTGGACGACCCGGTTTATGGTGTTCTAGACGCCGGGAATGTCCTAGGCTGACCGTATGGCTAAACAGACCTTTACAGCCGGCCAGGTGCTTGAAGCAGCCGACATGAACGTGCTGCAAGCCAATGACTACAACTGGACCGTGGACACCAAAACCGATTCATATGTGCTGGTAGCCGGCGACGCCGGTAAACGCATCGTCATGAACGCGGCAACCGCTAAGACCATCACGGTAAATACCAGCATTTTCACGGCTGGCGATACCGTGTGGATTCACAACATCAATACCGGTACCTGCACCGTCACGGCAGGAACGGCAACTGTAAACACTTCGGGCAGCCTGGCATTGGCGCAATGGGAGGGCGGTAGCCTTTACTTTACCAGCGCGTCCACAGCGATCTTTTTTCGTGGCGGCAGCCGTAACACTCTAAGCGTTGAGTTTCTGCTTGTTGGCGGCGGCGCGGGTGGCGGTCAGACCGTCAGTAGCGGCGGCGCAGGCGGTGGCGGCGCAGGCGGATTTGTTTCCGGTACAGGCATTATCGGGAAAACTACTTACACCGTCAAAGTCGGCGCAGGCGGCGCAGGCGGCGACAATGCCGGCACGAACAAAGCGATGAACGGAACAGCATCGGCATTTATCAACACGGCAAATGGCGGTGGGTATGGCGCAAGTGTTCGCGACAATGTTTACGGTCAGCCCGGAGGCACAGGCGCTAGCGGTGGTGGCACAGTAGGTTCAGGCCCTGCGGGCGGGTCAGGGATTTCAGGCGAAGGTAATAACGGCGGCGGCGGTTCTGGCATTTCTGGAGGCGGCGGCGGCGGCGGTGCAGGTGGAACGGGTGGCAACGCATCACTAAATACTGGTGGGGCAGGCGGCTCGGCATCAACCAATAACTACACAGGGTCAAGCATTTCTTATTCAGGCGGCGGCGGTGGCGGCGGTGTAACTACTGGCGGCACAGCAGGCACAAACGCCGGAAACGGCTCCAACGCTAACGGAACTGCCGCTACCGCTAATCGTGGCGGCGGCGGGGGCGGTGGCGGCGGCACTAACGGATCGGGCGGTAACGGCGGGTCGGGCCGCGTTGTCGTTCGTTGGCTTACTGCCGACGCAACGGGACTCAGCATCAGCGTCACAGGCACGACAACAAACGGAACCGACGGGTCGTACACATGGTACGCATGGGATAGCACAGGGACATTGGTGGTGGCATAATGGCACACTTCGCATTGATTGACGACACAAACACCGTGCGCGAAGTCATCGTTATTGGTAATGACGATTGCGGCGGTGGCGACTTTCCTGAATCCGAACCAATCGGTCAAGCGTTCATCGCGTCATTAGGCATTACTGGCACATGGTTACAAACCAGTTACCACGCCAATTTCAGGGGCGCGTATGCTGGCATTTCTTACACATACGACCCGACAACTGACACATTCGTACCCCCGGCAGCACCTATTGAGGAGTAGCCGACATGAACGGTGCAACTAAACAGGCAGCCGATCAAACCGTCAAGGGCGGTCTGCTGGGCATTGGCGTTTACTTGGCACATAACGCCAACGTGGACCCGGCCCTCATCGCTATGTGTATGCCACTGGCAACCGCGCTGCTGGCATTTATTAGCAGCAAGGTCAGCGACCCACATTTGGCATCGTTCTTCGGGCATCACAAGGAACTAGGCGACAAGCCGAAAAAGTAAAGCGTGCCGAAACCGTACGTCGTACCCACATACCCGGTCGCCAAGGCACCGCTACCAGGCTGTCAAGAATGGGCGCGACAAGCCGGCATTACTAGCGGCGGCGCACTATGGAACAACGGCACCTGGGTAGTGCGCGACATACGCGGCAAGCCAGGCCAAGTATCAAACCATGCGCGTGGCGTCGCTATGGACCTGTCCTACCGGTACATGAAATCCAACGGCAAGGGCGTTTCCGATGGCCGCCGCATTGCAATGGATTGGCTACGCACCGCGCTAACCAACTGGCAAGGCCTTGGCATTCAGTTAGTGATTGATTACTGGCCCCAGCAATTCGGCCGTTCATGGCGTTGCGACCGCGCCGGCGTCGGCATCGTCAAGCCAGCAGCCGCCGAAGCATGGCAGAAACCCACGAAACCCACGTTTACAGGCGCACCGGGCGGCGACTGGTTCCACATCGAAATCGAACTGGCGTTCGCCCAAGACCCGGACCGCGTGAAACAGGCGTTCAGACAGATATTCACCACTACCGCACAGGCAGCCGCTACGGTCAATAGCGACAACTAATCCAACCGGGAGGCAGCACCGATGGACGTAATCCTGTACGAAGTATTTACTGGCACCATGCCAGATGGCACCGAAATATTGGTGCAACTGTTTAGGCCACAAGGCCAGGACAAATCACAAGCCTGTCAGATCGCGTTCAGGCAGCAATCATGGGACCGATGGGGCGTCCCGATTCAACTGGACCACCGCAGCGTCACACCCACAGGGGAGGCAACGAAGTGAACCCCGGACTCATCAGCGGCTTAGCCGTAGCCCTGTCCATGATCGTCGGCACCATCACCGGCGGCCTGATCGACCGACCCAACACCCCGACCACCGACCCCCGCGTGATCGACATCATGGGCCAATACCCAGACCCCACCACAACCACCACAATGCCCCAGGCTGCGCCGCAGCCCGTCATACCCACCATTCCCACCCCCGCACCGTCCTGCGACGATTACGCACGTCTGGCGGTGTCTGTGGGCTGGCCAGCCACCGAATACGACACCATTCTGCGGGTCATGTACGCCGAATCCGGCTGCTACCCGCTAGCGGTGGGCGACTTGGAACGTGGGGTCAGCCTGGGCTTGATGCAGGTGCATACCGATTCGTGGTGTGAACCAACCCGATGGTGGCCCAACGGTTACCTACAAACCAAGGCGGTACTGGACGACTGCAACGCCCTACTGGACCCGCTAGTGAACCTGTACGCCGCGCTACTGATCTGGCGTGAAGGAGGCTGGACCCAATGGACCACCTACTGATCGTCGGCTGCGTGTTCTGTGCGATCTATGTGGGGCTGGTATGGCTGCTAGGACGATGAAACGCAGCACCTGGTACGCCGTCACTAACACCGACCGGCTACTGGCCGAACTGACCGACTACGCCGAACACTGCCGCAACGCCAGCGACCTGACCATGTTCAGCCAAGCCATAGCACACATCATGTACCAGCAGACCGTCATCGATGAACTGCGGGCCGACATCGCCACCCTGGAAGCCAGCCGCCGTGCTTGAAATTCACTTGGACGAATCCGACATGACACTGGCCCGCTATGTGTCACGCCAATGGATACGCGAAGCCCACACCAACGGCTACGCCCACCGCTACCTGCACCCCAACGACCCCGACCAGACCTGGCGCACCACCCTGTTGGGCGTCACCGGCGAAGTAGCACTGTCGAAACACCTAGGTGTCGTGTACGGGTACCGGGGCTATGACCGGGCTGCGTACGACGTCGAAGGGTGCGAAGTACGCACCACACTGCGGGAAGCCGGCAGCCTGATCACCCACCCAGGCGACAAACACGCCCCCTACGTTCTGGCGATCGCTGTGCCAGGCACCAAATACGACTGGACTGTGCGCCTGATCGGCTGGGCATGGCTAGACGACTGCAACCAGCCCCAACATTGGCGTACTGATGTCCGATGGCCGTGCTACATGACCCCGCAATCCGCGTTACAGCCAATGGCTACACTTCCACACACCAATACACCACAGGAGGCAGCCCAGTGGGATTCAACCTTGACGATTACGAACCAGTAGCGGTACGTCTGGCACGATGGCTGGAATCGGTCACGCACGACGGCAAATACGGCCGCGTGATCACGCACCTGGTTCACTACACGGACGATCGGTGTGTATTTCGTGCCGAACTGTACGAATACAACCCGGCAACTAATAACGAAATATTGATTGCTACGGGATGGGAAGAAGAAACACGCGGCAGCAGCCCCGTGAACCGAACATCACACCTAGCCAATTGTGAAACCAGCAGCGTCGGCCGCGCACTGGCCAACGCCGGTCACGCTGGTAGTGACCCAGCGAAGCGTCCCAGCCGTGAAGAAATGACCAAGGTGGCACGCCATAACTATGAAGAACCATTCCCAGACCACCCCCGCCCGCCTGGCAGCGGGTCACCCGCAGGTGCGTCGGAAGCCCAACTACGCAAGATTCACGCCATGTACACCGCTATGGGCATCACCGACAAGGCCGCCCAGGTCGCTGACGCCAAAACAAGGGTGCGCGGCCTGACCGGTACATCGTTCGCGTCGCTGTTGAAAATGGAAGCCAGCAAATTGATCGATGCGCTGATGGCGGCACAGTGAAACCCATACGTTTACGCCCCACCATGTCCGATGTGATGGCTGTGCAGATGGCGTTACTGAACGCTAAACGCGCACTCAACGCGGCACACGCGACCACTGACAGCCAGTGGATTGGTTACGCGCATGACGACATCAGCCAAGCATTTAGCATTATTCAGACCTGGTACGGCGTTACAAACGACAACTGAACACACCACAACTGTGGCGCAACCCCAGCGTGATACGGGGTGTAGGTGGGAATCCTCGCCGGCTAACAACCGGTAGTTCGGCCGTTAGACAGCCAGGGCAAGCCCCTGCACGACACCAAGCGGGTAGCGGCTAGTGGGATTCGTGCGAACAACGAACGGCGTGGGACCCAGGGCGCACTACGCCTGTGAACCGATGCATTCACGACAAGGGCAAGCCGCGCACGCGGCGCGCCAGCAGGGGGCGCGGGGGACATTCCCCCGCTACCATCGACACAGGTAGCACCAATGCCGAAACGAACCAGCACAACCAACTACCGACGCAACCGCGCACAAGTACTAGCCGGCAACCCCACCTGTCACTGGTGTAAACGTAAACCCGCCGTCGAAGCCGACCACCTGATCGAACACGACAGAGGTGGCAGCGACGAAGTGGACAACCTGGTGCCATCCTGCAAGACCTGTAACAGCAAGCGCGGCCAGGCATACCTGGAAGCGAAGAACCGAACACGCCAAGCCCTACGCGCACGCGCCACATCACACGCCGCAGAACCCGAAACCTTTTTGGATTCACACCCCCCCCGCC